AATTGTATAAAGATTATATTCAACAAAATTCCAATGATAGGCCTGAACAAGGATCTAATAATAGTCAACAACTTGGTTCTCAAGTATTGAATACAAATATTGACAAGTATGATGCACCTACAACTGCTATTAATATAATTTTTGATAAAGAATCAAGTGGTAATATTGACAGTGTGCCTGGTGATGGAGGTGCTTCTTATGGTGGCATGCAAGTAATGACTGATCCGCGTTTAAAAGGTGCGATAGATGAATGGATACGTCATGGAATGTCAGATGACACAATAGACGATATCAAAAAAGATAAAAAATTACAAATAGAAATAGGTGTATGGTATTATACTTTGTTATACACGCTACTAGGAGGTAAAGGCACACCAAAAAGACGTAAACTAGCTTATAAAGCACAAAATTTACACAAAGATTTTAAACAGTATAGGACAAAAGATCACACTATTAACTTTAAAGATAAATCTACATTGAAAATTCCAAAAGGAATAGATCCAAGATTTGTATATGCTGCAATGATGTATAATGGCGGCCCAAATGAAGTTGATACAAAAACTGGTGTAGCAAGATTAGCAACAAAACGTTACGCAAAAGATTTTTTAAAACGTTTGAAAGACATAAAAGGAATAAGTGATTCTAATCAATATATAGATAGAATTTTAATGCTTAGTGGAATAGATAAATATCTACAAATGCCAAAGGAGATCGTGGTGGAAAATTCAATGAAAACATTAATAGAACGTGTTGATTCTATTGTAAAAGAAGGCGATTATGAAGACAAAATGGATGCGATCGTTGATAAAATACCAGATCGTCCATCCGATAAACTTTTGAAAAGATTAGAACGAAAAGCAATTATTTTAGATCCTGGTGGCTTTAGTTTTTCAGATGACAGGCAAATTGCAGATTTTTATGCGAGAGTTGCAAAAAAATTAAATTTGCCAGTCATGGTATACAAACAAGATGATAAATTTAAGGCTGTATATGCAAAATTGAACAAACAAGGTCGTGCTGTGACTAAGGATGCTGTAGATTTGCCATATAAAGATATGATAAAATTATTACCACAGGAAGAACTCCGTATTTTTATCGATAACAAGGATTTAGAATATATAGGTCTACGACCCGAAACTCTGCAAGATTATTATGATAAAAAACCAGATAATATCAAATCTGGTCCACAAGCTAAAATTTTTCCAGGATTCAAAAAAGATCTAGAAAAAGGAGAGCGTGAACCTAGTAATACAGGAACACCTGTGGTGAACTATAAGGCAAAATCTGCATCTAAATCAAGTGATGCAGCACGTACTGCAGGAGGTTCAGGTGATTACATGGCTAATGTTGGCAGGAAACCGGTAGGCAAAGTAGATCCAAGACTTGCACAAGCCGTAGATCAAAAAGCAAAAGCTGCTAACCGAAGAAAAGCGTCAAATGCAAAAGGCAAAGCAAGTTTTGATTATGATATGCCAAGTGTAAAAAAAGCTCAACAAAAACAAAGACCAGCTCCAACTGCAAATACTTCTGGTTCATCAAACAATAAAGCTACAAAAAACCCAGATACCGCCAAATTACGAAGATTAAGTCCTAAGAGGACTTATCAAAGGAATAGTGTAAATTTAACCACAAAGGAAAGTAATATGCTAACAGAAGCAAGTATGAATGTATCTATGAATGGAGCTTCAGCAGGAGAAGTAGCAGAATTAATGGCATTATTGAAAAATGCTGGCATGCCAGAACCAAAATCAATGGCAGTAATGGCACCATCAGGAATGTCACCTGGACCAATAAAAACTTCAGGTTGCGGATGCGGCAGCATGGGTGAAGACACAGTCGACGAAGAATACGCAAATGAGCCAGATGAAACCACAATGGACACTGCGTACATGACAAAAGATTTAGCTGGAGGTTTGAATAGACCTAAGGATAAAGGTGCTTTACGTGCTAAAGATCCAGCTATAGATCATAGTGAGATGAGAGAAAGTTTACGCAAGGCCCTTGAAGCTAAGTACATCCAAGAAATTGATATTCCAAAAGATGATTCTGCAACATCTAACATGCCTACGCAGAAAGCTCCTAGTATGAAAGGTTTACCTTGTCCTAGTCGTGGATACAGTGAACAACAGATAAAAGCATTGAGGAAAAAATTAGAAATGGCCATGCAGGATAAGAAAAGACCTTGGCAATCCGCAGCTTTTGCAATAGAAAAAATCTTAAAAATGACAAATCACTGCTATGATCATGCAGAAATTGTTGTTGATAAATTGATGGATAAGATTCGCACAGCTAATGGAGGAGAATTTCCTAAAAAGAAAGGATTCTTTGGAGGAATATTTGATTCAACAAAAGATAACACATCAACTGAATTAGAATCTATTTCTAAGTTGGCTGGTATAAAATAATATATTACAATGAGCAAATCGCTTGATGGCGTAATAACCAAAAAAGCCAATCAACAAGAAACTTTCTCTCAAGAGCAGATTGAGGATTTATCAAAATGTATGGATCCTCAATCTGGATATCTACATTTCGCCCGTAATTTTTCATACATACAACATCCAGTGCAAGGCAAATTGTTATTTGACCCGTATGCCTATCAAGTAAGATTGTTTAACGTATATCATTCTCACCGTTTTAATATAAACATGTTGCCAAGGCAAACAGGTAAGACTACTTGTGCTGCTATCTATCTAGCTTGGTATGCAATGTTTAATCCTGATCAAACTATCCTAATTGCTGCACACAAGTATACAGGAGCCCAAGAAATAATGCAAAGGGTACGCTATGTATACGAATGTTGTCCTGATTTTATACGTGCAGGTGTAACTAGTTATAATAAAGGTTCTATTGAATTTGAAAATGGTTCACGTATTGTTAGTGCTACTACAACTGGTAATACAGGTAGAGGTATGAGTATATCCTTGTTATATTGTGACGAGTTTGCATTTGTAAATCCAAGTATTGCAGATGAATTTTGGACATCAATATCTCCTACACTAGCAACTGGTGGTAGGGCTATCATTACAAGTACACCAAATTCAGATGAAGATACATTTGCTACTATATGGAAGCAAGCTGAACAGAAATTTGACGAGCATGGCAACGAACAAGAATTAGGTTTAAATGGATTTCACTCGTTTACCGTGCACTGGAACGAACACCCTGATCGTGACGATGAATGGCGTGATGTGGAAATGGGTAGGATTGGAGAAGAAAGATTTAGACGTGAATATGGTTGTGAGTTTTTAGTTTATGATGAAACTTTAGTTAACAGTATGGTTTTATCAAACATGCAACCATCACCTGTTGTTATGAATATGGGACAAACCCGCTGGTACGATAAAATACAAGCTGATAAAACATATGTAGTAGGTTTAGATCCAAGTATGGGTACAGGCGGAGACTATGCTGCAATACAGATAATAGAATTACCTACTTATAGGCAAATCGGAGAATGGAGGCATAATACTACTGCTATACCAGGACAAGTACGTGTCCTTAAAGATATTTGTGATTATATTGCAAGTAAAACTGCTACAGAAAACAGTATCTATTGGAGTATAGAAAATAATTCTATTGGTGAAGCAGCATTGATTGTGATAAATGATTTTGGCGAGGATAATATACCTGGTTTATTTGTTAGCGAACCTATAAGAAAAGGTCATGTAAGAAAATTTCGTAAAGGCTTTAATACCACTCATGGCTCTAAAATTACAACCTGCAGTGCGTTGAAAGTATTAATAGAGAATAATAAATTTACCATAAATTCTGGAGTCCTTATAAGCGAATTAAAAACATATGTATCTACAGGTAGTTCTTATAGGGCCAAAGTAGGAGAAACAGACGATTTAGTATCTGCTCTTTTGCTTACAATAAGAATAATAACAGTGTTAAGAGATTGGGATCCACGGATTTATAATACTTTTAAATCAATTGATGAAGCAGAAGATTATACTGCGCCAATGCCAATCTTTATATCAACAAATTATTGATAAATATTTACATGGAAAATAACATAGATATTATAGGCCAAGAGCTGTTTAACAAAATACGTAGCAGATTTCAAAATCTTACATTAGGAAACAACGAAGGTATTGTAACAAATAATCCAAGTGAAGCTAGATTTTTTGATTTTGAATACACAGAGAACAATAATGTATTAGGAAATATCAGTGTAAGTTTAGATGAAAACAATCTTGCAGTGATGTATCAACAAAATTTTCTCGAACAAGAGAACGAATCTACAAAAAAGCATTGGTTTAATTTTTTAAAAGAACTGAGATTGTTTGCTAAGAAAAGACTACTTAACTTTGATGTCAGAGACATAACTAAGAGCAATCTTACCAAACGTGATTACAAATATTTGTCTAATAATTCTGGAGACTCTAACATGACTGAATCAAAATTATACGGTACAAGTAAAACAAGCTTTCAAGATATAGGTTCTTCACGTGTGCAAATTAAGCATTCACAACCTGTAAATCAAGAATTGGCAGCTGGTCGTACCCAACATATACAAAATATCTACATAGAAACAATTGAAGGTGAACGATTTAAATATCCTTTAAAACATTTAAATGGCGCAAGGGCTATGGCACGACACATTGCAGAAGGCGGATCAATGCATGATGATTTTGGCAAACATATAGTAGAGTTAAGTCAAGAATTAAATAATCTTAGGAAATTTAAAAATTATGTTAATAGATCTAGTGTTATGGCTGAAGGTTTGTCAAAGTATAGCGACATTGTTAATGATAGGATTGTAACTGTTAAAAAAACAATAGAAAATATTCAAAAACCAAATCACTACGGTGAAATTTTAGAAAACTTTACAGTTGAAGAATTTGAATTAGTACCAGAAGATTTAGCACAGAATTGGATTGATCAACTTACAATAAAACAATTTAATGAAGAATTGCAAGATGTATTTCCTTACATTTATAAATTAATTAGTGAGAAAACAAAAGCGCAAGAATTAGGTCCTGATGATATAGCAACGGAAGATTCTCTAGCTGAGACGAACGATACTGAAGTTGCTGACGTGTTTAGTGAATTTGAAAATTGGGCAAATGGCACAGTAGAAAATGCTCTAGATCAAGAATTAGACGACGGCAATGCATTTGCGCATGCGGTAAGAAAAGCAAAAATGGATGGAAAGAAAAAAGGTGATGAGATACCTCATCCTGATGACGATCAACCAGATATTAAGATTGAGCAACAAATCCCGATAACTGAATTTATATTAAGTATGTATGATCGAGAGTCAGGACAATTTCCAAAAGGAGAAACTGCAATACTAACTGCTGTAGAAAAAGATTACGGTGAATCATATATAAATCCTGCAAAACAATTTATTGAGGCAATAAATCAAAAATTCCAAGAATTCCATGGCTACAACACTGATCAAGATAATATACTATATGACGAAGAAGATGACGTAGAAGAGTCAGGACTACAGTATTATATTGGCAAGAAAAAATACGGCAAAGATGGAATGAAAGCTCTTGCAAAAGCAGGTAGAGATGGAGCGAATAAACAAGAACTAGGTCGTCTAAAAGACAAATACGAAACTGAAGCAGCAGATATTATGAAACTCGCAGGATTAGGTTAAAGAAATGAAAAATATTATTGTACTTATTATTTTATCTTGGTTTGTTATAGGTTGTACAACACCTCATAGAGAACATAGGATGAATAGAATGCATCATCATCATGATAAGCCTTGTAATACATGGCAACATCATGATCATAACGATCAACATGGAAGTTCATACTGGCACACACACTGTATGGAAGACCATAAATAATTTTACTAAATCACAATTTTATTATTGACATTTAGTAAAAACTCGTGTAGTATAATTATGTTGTGCTACACTTTAATCACTAGGCACAGGCTATAATTTAGGCAAAGGAGAAATATATGGCAACGTTAGCAGAAATTCGATCAAAACTCAAAGAACAAGAACAAAGACAATCCGGAAATAATACAGGAGGCGATAACGCTATCTATCCTTTTTGGAATATAAAAGAAGGCGATAGTGCAGTATTGCGGTTCCTTCCTGATGGTAATAAAGATAATACTTTCTTTTGGACTGAAAGATTAATGATCAAATTACCATTTCCGGGTGTTAAGAATGAAACAGATTCTAAACCTATACAAGTACAAATTCCGTGTATGGAGATGTATGGTGATACTTGCAACATCCTTAACGAAGTAAGAGGATGGTTTAAAGATTCTAGTTTAGAAGACATGGGTCGTAAATATTGGAAAAAACGATCTTATCTATTCCAAGGATTTGTAGTTGATAATCCACTGCAAGAAGATACAACACCTGAAAATCCAATCCGTAGATTTATTATTGGGCCACAGATCTTTCAATTGATAAAACAAGCATTGATGGATCCAGATATGGAAGAACTTCCAACAGACTATACAAGTGGTATTGATTTTAGATTGAATAAAACATCAAAGGGTGGATATGCAGATTATTCAACATCTAATTGGGCTAGGAGAGAACGTCCATTAAATGATCAAGAAATGCATGCAATTAACACAAATGGCTTGTTTAATTTAAATGATTTTCTTCCTAAGAAACCGACGGATGTTGAAATTAAGATCATGCAGGAAATGTTTGAAGCTTCTGTAGATGGTGAACCGTATGATGAAGCACGTTTTTCACAGTATTTCCGTCCAGCAGGTATGTCTGCAAGGACTGGCGATCCTAACTCTACAAGTGCTCCTGCTGCGGCTGTAGTTCCACCATCTGAGACTGTTGTATCTACTCCAGTAGTAACTGAAGAGTCTACAAATACTCCAGCTGCTGAAGCTAACAACATTCTTCAAATGATTCGTTCAAGACAAACCGCAGAATAACTATTACCAATACACATGGAGTTATTCCATGTGTATCTATTAAGGACCTAAATCCATGACTAAAACATTTGATCCTAGTAAATTTAGGAGAGAATTAACAAAAAATATAAAAGGAATGAGCACAGGATTTAACGATCCTAAAGATTGGATAAGCACTGGCAATTATGCTCTTAATTATCTGATATCAGGAAATTTCCATAAAGGTATACCACTTGGTAAAGTAAGTGTGTTTGCAGGGGAATCTGGTGCTGGAAAAAGTTATATCTGTGCTGGTAACATAATTAAAGAAGCACAAAAACAAGATATCTTTGTTGTACTTGTTGATAGTGAAAATGCGTTAGATGAAATTTGGTTAAAAAATTTAGAAGTTGATACAGGTAAAGATAAACTTCTAAAACTAAACATGAGTATGATTGATGATGTTGCAAAGACAATATCAGTGTTCGTTGATGATTATAAGAATTTAGAAAACGATGATAAACCAAAAGTTTTATTTGTAGTTGATTCATTAGGTATGCTGTTAACTCCTACTGATGTAGATCAGTTTGACAGAGGCGATCTTAAAGGTGATATGGGGCGTAAGCCTAAAGCACTTACTGCTCTTGTACGTAATTGTGTAAATATGTTCGGTAGTCTTAATGTTGGTCTAGTAGCAACTAATCATACATACGCAAGTCAAGATATGTTTGATCCTGATGATAAAATATCAGGTGGACAAGGATTTATATACGCAAGCAGTATTGTTGTTGCTATGAAAAAACTAAAGCTTAAAGAAGATTTAGATGGTAATAAAACTTCAGAAGTAAATGGTATACGTGCAGCATGCAAAGTAATGAAAACAAGATACGCTAAACCATTTGAAGGTGTCCAGGTTAAAATTCCTTATGAGACCGGTATGAATCCTTATAGTGGGTTGGTTGATCTCTTTGAAAAACAAGGTTTATTAAAAAAGGATGGCAATCGATTATTATATGTTGATTCTCAAGGTAACGAACATAAGGAATATCGAAAAAATTGGACGGGTGAACTATTAGATATGGTAATGCAAGATTCTGTAAATTTACATGATAAGGTAAATACGCCTAGTACCCTTAGTGAAGATTTACAGGAGACTGAGAATAATGAGTGAAGAACAAATATTAGATACTTGGGCAGTATTTACTGAATACATTGATAAAAAACACCTATCTGTAGTAGCTGAACGTTTTGTCGATTTACTGGCTGACTATAATACCGAGACAAATATAATTAAAAATTGTCTAGGCAATTACCAAGAACTAGATACTGCAATTGAGTATTATCTAGATGGAGAAATACTAGACGAAGATTATTAAGGAATAAATTGGGATGGTATTCTAAAATTTCAAGAGACCTAAATGAGTTGCCAAACGCTATTCAGTTCTTCGAACATGAACTTATTTCTGCACGATCCGAATGTAAATTATATGGTAGTGTTGAGAAAGCTGCAGCAAATCTTCCTGGTATTGTTGAACATAGATTTAATCAATTACAAGAAATAGAAGCAATTTTAGAATATTTAAATATAGAACTAAAACGTCTTAGAAGTAAATTTTTTAAAAAATATCTTGAAAATTATCAACGAGCACTAAGTAGCAGAGATGTAGAGAAATATGTTGACGGTGAAGCAGATGTAGTTGATTATGAAAAAATTATAAATGAATTTGCTTTAATAAGAAACAAATGGCTTGGCGTACTTAAATCTCTTGATCAAAAACAGTGGCAAATCACAAATATTGTAAAACTTAGAGTAGCAGGCATGGAGGATGCAAGTCTTTGATAAACACATTTATCATCAGATTAGAAGAAAATGAACACTCATGTCAAATAGCTGAAGAGTGTTTGTTACAAGCCATTAAACACGGACTTTGTCCAAAATACTACAAAGCAATTAATGGTAACAATTTTGAACATCATTATGCTATGACAGGTTTAAAGAAACAAGGCAAATTTAAAAAAGGCCGTTTAGGCGTTATTGGTTGTTTCTTTAGTCACTACTATCTATGGAAAAGATGTGTTGATCTAGATGAGCCAATTATTATTTTAGAACATGATGGATATCTGACTCGGCCTATACAAGATAATATATTAGATCAATTTGACGATGTGTTAAAATTAGATAGATTAGATCCTTATAATGAACACTATGAACGAGACTTAAATGCAGAAAAATATCTACCAACCACAGTTGCATCATATACCAATAATCCAGCAAAAGTATTAAAATATGGTCTTAAAGATTATTTTAAAGGCGCATACTCTTACATAATTAAACCACATGCCGCTAAGAAAATTCTAAGATATATAAAAATAAATGGACATAGACCAGCTGATCAACAAATTAATGCATCAATAGTAAAACTTCAAACAATAGTGCCTACAGTTGCTAGATTACATCCTTACTATGCTATTGGTAATAATATAGATACAGCAAGTCTTACTAAAAACTTATGATTATAACTGGTTTTAAACAAATAGTAAAAAGGAAACTTGAACAATTTGACCACGGAGTTAGGCATCATAATGACAAATATATTGCTACAAAATATGTAGAAGATAAAGAATATAATACAAATTGTTTTGTACAATTTAACATTTACAATCCATATCTCAAATATAATAGACAAGAAAAAGCTGATGCTTATAAACATGTGCTGAACACACAGTTACCTTTTCTTGTATGTGAAGAAGGCGCAATGCGTCAACTACCAAA